TCATCCCCTAACGATACCTGCTCCATTTTCAAATAATCAGCGTCAGTACTGGCAAACTTGATCCCAACCCAATTCAACATTAAACTGTTAGAGATGATCGCTTCCAGGTCATAGACACCGCTAGTAGTTGTCTCAGCAGATGTACCAATATTGGTCAGTGTAGTCCTCTCAAAGTCAGCCCTGTGATGACGTGCCATATGCTGGAACAGTTCATCGTATCTGTTTTGCAAGAAGACCTGCACCATCTCTGATGTCAGGGCACCGTCAACCATGGCAGAACCATCCCACTGGTTGCATTTCATGGCTACGTTTCTCACTAGATTAGCTCTTGTCATTCCCATTGTTTATCTCCTAATTTCCTATAGCTAACCAGTGAATATTAAATGTTCTGTCAGAAGATACTGTGCCTGATCTACAAGCTGCCCTGAAAGAACACACTGTAGTTGTTGGACTACCATTGCTAATAGCCACAAAAGCCTGTTCGTCAGCCGTACCAAAAGCTCCTGAATCATCTATAGTACAAAAACAAATTGGTCTGTTAACAAAAGCACTAGGAAAAGTAACATTAGCAGTTCCGCTACCAGTTCCGCTAGAAATAGTACAAGTTGCTGAACCACTCAATATCTTGCATCCAGTTTCAATATAATCAGTTGTACCTCCAGTATCCCAGCGATCCGCAGCACCACCTTGCCTGTTAAGAGTTAATCCTAGTAACCCTTGATAATCCATAGTCAATTTACTAGCAATATCCATTATGTTTCCAGAGGTATTAGCAGCCGTTATAGCGATGACTTCTCCACTTGTAGCCTCACTATCTATGTGTAAAGCTACCCCATTACCATTTTGATCTATAAAGAGACCGTTACCTGTGCCAGCATTTGTAAACGTAGACGCTCCTGTACTATATATCCTCAACCTTTCTATATTGTTTGTTTTAACAACTAAATCAGAAGCAGCTTCCTGCTCAATGTACAAAATCCCGTGATTAGCTTCTATATAAGAAGCCCCAGAACTGGTACGCAAAGCTAGTTGCCTAGCATCTGATGAGTTTTGTATCCCCATAGAATGGTCTCTACCATCGTCAGTTTTTCTGGTATAGATTGATACATCATAGCCTTCGTTGAGTAGCATCTGTGTTCCACTTGTGCTGTACATGTCAAACTTTTGCTCTGGAGACCGCCCAAGTCCTAACTTGCCAGCTTTTGTTAAAACCAAATCAGTAGCAGTAGTACCCTGTACAACGATACCGTCACTTGTGCCATCGTTGTCAATTAACAAAGCTACCCCGTTACCATTCTGATCTATAAAGAGACCGTTGCCTGTGCCAGCATTAGTCACTGTCAACCCAACCTTTGTCCCTGTTGGGGAAATGGTTACAGCTTGATCACCAAAGATAGGAGATATCTTTGTTCCGTCAATAGCAGCAGAAGCGTTAACGTCAGCGTTGACGATTGCTCCACCAGTTATGGAAACTGTGCCGTCGTTAGCCAACCCGATATCACCAGATATGGCGGTATCTGTAGCTACGTTTCCAGCACTGCCTATCAGAACCTGAGCGCTAGTTAAAGCTGCTAGTTTAGAAAAAGCTATAGCAGCAGCAGCACCAACCTTTGTGTTGATTACCGCTCCATCTTCTAGTTCGTCAGTCCCGACTTTGGTTCCTACTCCGGGTCTATAATATGGCATACGCCACCTCTACTTATATATAATGTTAACCGTCAACCCAACCGTGGGATCCGTGGCACCTGCAATTTCAGAAGTGCAAGCATAGGTAATCGCGGTCGCAAATTCCAAAGGTACCACAAACATCTTATCCATTCCACCTACTAGCGTTCCGTCACCGGATGGTACCAGGTAGCTCTGGCTAGGAGTTGTTGTCCCAACAGTTACATCAGTAGTAACCGCGTCAAACAGCTAGATGAACGCATCAGCAGCATTGACATTTGTTAGTTCTATCCCATACACGCGTCCCTCGGTTGCTTTAACCGCAGTGGCCACGTTGTCTCCATCTGCGCTAAAGTGCATCGAAGCGCCAGTTGAATGTACCGAAGCGCTCACCCCAATAGTTTTATCCATTGCTTTCCTCTAAAGCTAATTTATTCTTTCTGATCAACCCTTTGATTCTTCCCCGTTCCAATATCAGATTTTCTTCTCTTCCCTCTATCTCCGCCTGTTTATCCAAATTGATCTTTCGATCCTCTTGGTTGATCCTGTCTATCTTAGCTAGACCAACAGCTGTGGAATCTAAAGTTTTCTCACGGCTAAGTAACTTAGCCTCGAATGTTCTTAAAAATGTGTCCTTCTGAGCCAGTGGCTCTTCTCTGGACTCTGCATACGCACGGTCGTCAGCAGCTCTACGCGACAATGACAACGTGTTCATCCTTACTAGTTCTAACTCTGCTTTATCAGTCTCATATTTGCTCAATGATTCGGCAGCCTGTTCTTCAGTAGCCTCAGCTTTTGTGGTAGCTATCTCGGCTAACTTCAGCTGTTCTAAAACCTTAGCCGCAACTCTGTCCCTATAAACCTCGGCGTCTGCTCTGTGTTTCTCTATGCTCTCTTCCGCCAGTTTGACTATGTCCCTGCGTGATTCAATCGCGTTGTTTTCCTTGTCAATCTCTGCCCTCTCCCCAGTCAGGGAAGATTTCTCAGCGAGAACTTCATCCCGTTCTCTGTTGATAGCCTCACGTTTTTGGTTCAGTTCATCCGCAACCCTCTGTTTGTACTCTTGAGCTTTTTCCTTGGTAACTTCCAAATTGGCACGAGCCAAAGAAGAAGCTGCTAGACAGCGGTCTTCCTCTGCTAGCAACTTCTGTATATTCGCTTTCAGTTCTTTTTCCTTACTCTCGGCTGCTAGGTTCCTTGAACGATACTCAAAGATTTTATCTTTCAGTAACTGAGCTCCTCCTTTGAGCTGCTTAGCTTCTTCCCTGAGACGCTCAACTAGCTCTTCAGGTGTAGCTATTTTCCGTCTCTTGATCAATGGCATAAGTTACCTATTTAATAAACAGTTTGACAGCCGCAGTATTACCAGACGCGTTGCTGATGTAAAGGTTGTCAAACTTGAACCCAATTTCGTAAGGGCTATCTGTAGCGGTCACCGTGAAGGCACCGTTGGTAGTTTCGTTAAACTTAACGGTAATCGTGTAATTTGTCCGAATAGATACCCAGCTAGCTTTCTTCACATTTGAGAATGCGTCAGCGTTCTGAGTGTCAACGTCATAATCAGTAGTAGCAGTGGTGACATTGAATTCAGGAACGTCATAAGCATCTGTCAGAAGGATTCCTACATTTACAACGGAACCATTCTGCGTACGGGCGGTAGGTACGATAGCCATATTTACTCCAGTTAATTTGTTTCTTCTGCAACCTCTTCAGCTGCAGCTTCCTCTTCGTCAATTTCTTCGAGAGAAACAATGAGGCCCTCTAACATAGCAAGCTCCATCGCTGTAAGTTGGACGTTGTCGCCAAGGGACTCAATGGAGTCGAGAAACTCAATCTCAACACTGACATCTTCATTAGCGATCTCTTCATATTTGGCAATAAATTTCTTGCCATTTTCAGTTTCAAAATCAACACTGATTGTTCCGTTTTCACCAGCTTCACCAAATTCTTTGATCAGCTCTAATCTCATATCTGTGAACTCTTTCAATTCCTCGTTCACCTTACGGGCAATCTTACGCAAACGGTATAAAGATTTCACTGGCATCTTAAATGCGAACAGTGAACTCAACACTTCTTGTCTTGCAAATAGGTTTCCTGCTTTGAATTCCATCCGTACACTCCTTATATAAGGTATAAATAAACACTAATCGGGGGAAGTTTCCTTCCCCCGGAAATAGTTTAGGCTATCGTCCCTACCTGTAGGTAGAGAGGACCAGTACCCTCAATGTCAACCATGACAAAGTGAGTAGTTGTTAGTGACTTAGCAGCAACCTCCTCAATGGCGTTACCTGTCCCAACAGTACATTCAAATGATACGAATGGAATGTTGACGTCATCCTGTTTCAGATGAAGAACATTAGCAACACCAGTTGTTGAACCTTGTTCGATTCTCATTACAGCACTATCAGCATTGCAAGCAGCAACATCGGAAACGACTTCAACAGTCGCTTTGTCAGCAGCTAGTACAGCACCAGAAGTGAAGTAAACAGCAGAGGAAGCAGTAGGATCAACATCGACATGTAAGCCAACGCAATCTTTACCACCACCAACTACTTCAACAAGAGTTGGCTTATTTGTATCGGTTCCTGTGAAGGCTACCCGTAACAAGTTAGAGCCAGCAGCAGCGGGTGTCCCGCCACCATCGATCGAAAGAACAGCAGCATTATCAGCAATCGCTCCGCCAGCATTGTCCAGGGTCAACAGAGTTGATGTCCCATTAACTGAACTCATCATCGAACCATCGTCTCTAACTGCGAATACCTCTGTGCCGTCGGCTACTACAGAAATAGCAGCTCCAGCAGCAGTCATAGTAGCAGCAGCTACAGTAATTTTAAGAGCGTCACCAGTTGTGACCGTGGAACAGTCCAAGTGCATCCCAACCCCAGTTGTGTTCTCGGGGGTGATCAACACCGTTGTGTCGCCAGCGTCTCCGGTTGTGTCAACCGTAAAGATGTCAGCAGCGTCACCATTCGTACGAATCAAGAAAGCTTCAGCCGCGTCAGCGTCAATGATAATTGCACCCTCAGAAGTCAAGGCCCCGCCTAAGGCGAGAGTACTTGATAAGGTTGCAGCACCAGTTACACCCAACGTGCTAGAAACTGCAGCGGTACCAGTAACGTCTAGATTTCCACCAGACATTGTTAGGTCACCACTTGATAGAGTCATAGCTCCATCAGTCAATGTAACAGCACCTTTAGTCACGGTAATACCTGAATCTCCATTAGCATTCATTTCAATCTCTAAGCCAACAATGGCTCCAGAAACTGTCTCAGCTCCAACTGAAATCTCAAGGAATGTTAAGTCACCACTTGTGTCGTGAGCACCTGTGGAATTAATATGAAACACTGAAGCGCTATCGGCTCCAGTTACAACACCACTTTTAGTGATCAGAAGACCACCACCAGCAGCTGTCTGACTATCTGTCAGAGTTACAGCACCACTATCAACTGTGATAGTCGCACCGCCATTATAAGCAGCATCCAAAGATGCAGCCGCACTGCCGTTCATTGCCGCCCAACCACTAGAAGCATAACACTCACCGCGATCAGCGGTAGTATTATAAATCTGCATACCTTCCAGAGGATCCATTGCATCTCTCTGAGCAGTTGTGATATTGGGAAGTCTCAAGGCATAACCTGCATCAGAGGTACCGAGCAAGTCAGCATTCTGACCGACTACGAGACCATGATTCAGGCGTGTGCTTGTTAGGCTTTTGGCCATTTTAAACCTCACTTAATTATGATGCTGGATCCAGCTCTTATGAGCCACTTCTCCGCTAAACCCTGAACGGGAACTTGGATCAGCAGACCCAGCATAGATAAGTTTTTAACAAGTTTAGCCTGCGTAAGTTGAACCATCGCCCTTTGAACCGGCGATACCCATAAATCCACGTGCACCCACTTGATAGTTGTCTTCTGCACCGACGAACATTTCGCCTGTGTCATCATCTTCCCAATTCTTTGTTTGAATCCCTTCTAGGACGTCAAACTGAAGATTTCTTTTGGCCCACATAGGATCCATCAAGAAATAATTGGAATCCCAATAGTTACTTGCAGAACTCTGTGCGACACTAGTCCAGCCCTGATTGTAGGCAAAGACCCATGACATGTAAGGATTCAAGATGATATCAAGACCATGCTTACCCTTGAAGTAGTTCAAGTTATTATCGGTTGTATCGGGTTCTTTCTCAACTTCTGCAAGTTGGAAAGCAATCTCTCTCAGTTTTGGGGGAACCATCAGAATCAGGTTACCCATTCCAACTAGTTGAGGAATGCCCTTGTTATTAACCAACGGGAGGAAAGAATCTTGGAGAAGGATAAGATTATCATAATCCAAAGCTCTCTGGACACCGTCACTAAAGGTGTTGGATTGGTTACCACCACCATCTTTGCGAGCGTGAGTCGTGGAAATCAATTCCTGACTATCACCCCAAAGAGTAGAACCGTCGTATGCTTTAGCGAAAACTTCACCAACGGAGTGGATGTCGCGAGCTTGCTTCATTTTCATGGCAAGATCTTTGGCATAGTTACCGATTGTGTTGTTACCGCTTTGGTCTACTAGCTTCAGCAACTTGCTAAGAGAAGCTTTTCTCTTATAAGTTTTTGGAGCAAAGACCGTTGTGTAACCTTCTTGAGCTGTATCCTCTGGATGGATAGCATTCTCTGCTACCTCTTCGGGATAATCAAAGTAAGCTTGTGTGCTGTACTTTGTGCTTAGTTGGCTAGTACTTCCCACTGAAAAGAGGCGAGTGAAAAACGATTCATGCAAATCAAGATTTTCCTGCACGATTTCTTCGAAATCGAGAGCCACTGATTTGGTTTGGTTGCCTGTTGTATTACCCATTAAAAAACTCCTTGTTATCTATTTATTGTTACGCAGACACACCAGCTGCTTGGTTTTCACGGACTAGGACGTCGACCACGTCAGCCTCATCTTCTGGAACACCAATGATAATGAACTGCAACGGATTTGTTGCATGTCCAGTGCTCTCATCGAGCTGTATACCAGTGGTTGTTGAGATCTGGTATCCGACTGTGCCGGATTCAGTGTCTCTTGTATCGTCTAGTTGTACGCGATAAACGCAACCGGGTAAAACCGGTTCTATCAAAGCGTAAACTTTTTCTTCTGCAGCACTTGTATTATCAGCAGCCGCTGTGTAACTTTCGCTACCAACAGTTGTGACAAGTGTCCCGTCATAATTATCTGCATCAACATTCTCTAGCGGCATCCGGCCGGTTATGCTTCCAACCACACCTTGTGGTTTTTGAACATAGCCACGGCAAATCCCGTAGATGTCATCAGCGACATTGTCAATCGCTTCAACGCCCCCGCCCGTCAAACGGACGAAAGAACCTTTTAGGATTGCTTCACTATCATTGATGATGATGTTTCTATAATTATTGGAGACTTGACCCCAAGGGGCCGAAATTGTTTTGACTTGTTTAGCCATATTCAATTATCCTTCCAATTTTGATTTAATTCGATCGTAGTAACGATCTGCTCTTTCTTGGCCATCAGAACTTACAAGTTCGTCATAGCGTTTCTTTTGGGCTGGTGGCAGATCAACTTTGGTATCGTGTACAGGTGGTGAAACCTGAGGGCTACCAGTGCTTGCACTCTTTTCGAGCGCTCCAGCCATGCCTGCTATATAACTTTCTTCTTGAATTTTATCGTGGTTCAAGACCACGGCGTAAGCACTTTTCAAAGCAGCGTTCTGTGACATTCCCTTACTACGCATTAGCATAGAAGCGTAAGATCCAACAGCAGCTCGTACTGGATTCTGGTTCGTACGGAAGTCTGTCTGTTTATTAATCTCTTCGTGTCTTTCGCCCTCTAAATCTTTGATCAGCTTAGCTTGCTCAGTTTGCTCGGTCTTCATCCTTTTACGGATCCAATCCGTCTCAGGTGTGCTTTGAGCTGGAGTCTGTGGAGTTGGAGACGGTGTCGCAGGCGGTGTCTCTGTAGCTTTCTGTAGCTCTTTGGTCTCAGCAGCAGTTAGAGTCCCCTTGGTAGCTTTCGCAACAAGTTCGTCTAGCCGTTCCTTGAAACCAGGAACAGAGTAAGCCATATCATCCAGGCCATAAGCGGCCGGCATGATCTTCTTCACGTAACTCACTGGGCGCCCCCCTGTGATGTCGTTCAAGTCAGTCTGCAGCTTCTGGATTTTTCCCGATAGCTGTTTCTTTTCTTGTTCAAAATCTGGGGCAGGCTCTGGTGTTGTCGGAGCCGGTTGATCGGGAACCTGGGGTTCTGGATCGGGTGTTGTAGTAGCCTCTGTATTAGGCAGTACGGGATTGAGTTCGTCAGTCATGTTCTAGTCCTTTGTTATTAGCCGCGGGTACACGGGTAAATAAACAAAAGAGGAATACTGTTCTGGTGAACAATATCCCTCTATGTGTGTAGTAGGAATTATCTATTGATTAAACTTTTTGTTTCTTTTCTCGAAGCTCTTTATTTCTCGCCTGCATCTTCTGAGTAGCAACAACGGACCCTTTGATGTTCCGTAAGTTTTGCCACATAGCTAAAATGCATGAGATTTCATCCACCTTTTGCAATCTAAGTTCAGAGGAAGCCTCACGTAGATTGACCAAGTCGTGCAGATGTTTCTCATTTGCAATATCAGCCAACTTCTCGAAGATCGGCTGAAACACAGTACCGTCAAAGGTTTCCAGTGTTTTCAGTTCTTTTTCTGTTAGTTCAGATAAAAGATATAGCATGTTTTTCTCTCTTTCATTACTATTATACCACACATTTGTTAGTTTGTCAAGTCTTTTAATACGATTATCTCTTAAAACGTCTGTAATTGTGGTTGTGGAGTTGCTCCGCTATTCACGTCACCCATACTGGGACCTTGGGTTCCGCCTAATGGACTACCCGGTTGACTAGCTATACCGCCAGCCATGCCATTTGTTGGTCCGCTCTGCGCTGGACCTTGTGGACCGGCACCTAGTTGACCAGCTCCTGGTTGCTGTGGAGCAGCGTCTTGGATAGTGGCGGTCATCTTGAAGCCACGTGGTTGGTTATCTACTAGTAAGTGTTTAGCAAGCAGGATCTGATACGTTTTCAAAATCTGTACCTCATTGAATGGGATCTGCCCTGGAGCTTGTAACATCTGGTTAACAGTCTGCAGTTCTACCTGGTGAGCTAATTGGTGAGCAATTGCCTCTCCGGGAATACCCGCAACATATTTACCTTGTTGCATCTCTTGGTTCTGTTCAATCGCTTTCTTGATCACCGCGTCAAGATTGACACTGTCAGATGTAAGCAATTCTTCTGGCAACGTGTGACTAGTCTGATAGCCACGGAGCAAAACATTAATATCAACCGGCATTTGTGGTTCTCCTGCAGGCGTCTGGGTCGGGTCTCCGGCCAGTGGGAGGAAGTCTTGGAGCGTCTGTTCCCATTTACGCATCTCGAGGCCCTTAGAGGTCTCTAATGCGTCCATTGCAGAAATGTAAATGCTGGGTTTCCCCTCAAATTCAAAGTAGTCCTGTTTCAGTTCCAAGGAGCTGTAGCCCTTAATCTCATTTGATTCTAGTTCTTCGTCACCATTAATGCTGAACTTCTTATTGTGAACTCTGATCTTACGCATGATCTTCTCGGTTGTGCTACCCTCTTCCACGTCTGTCATACCCCTAATATCTTCAATTGAATAATCAAGTGAAAGATAATGGTACAACTGACCCCAGCACCCGCCTAAGAATTTCAAGTAGCGTTTTAGAATCCGCTTCATAATCTTCTGGGTCGCTTCTTTATTGAGCAATGCGTCAGTAGCCGTTGCATTTGGCTGTGACAATCCTTGTCTACGTGGATCGATACCAGTAGCAATAACTGAATCGTCTCTGATCGAAGCTCTCATCCGCTCTGCCTCATGGACAGGTTGTGATCTCTGCATCCAAGAAATGTCGCCTTCATCCATAACTGGCAACATCATCCCCGGTTCAACCCGATCATACAGATCAACAATATCTCCATAAAGTCTCTGAGAGATCTTCATCGGAGGCCTGACAATCAGCTTGATCTGGTCAAGGTACATATTCCTCAACGTCTCATCTTCAGATTGTAATCCTTCTAGGATGGCTGGGAATGAGATACCGTAAGGGTTATCCAGAAATGGGAAACATGCCTTAACTTCAAATGGCAACTCTTTATCGGGCGAGTTGTTCGGCCCATCTCTTATAATAATGTCATCAATAATAATGATGTACTCATCAATGTACTTGTTCCAGTAGCGAGCAACCACGAACTGGTTGGCCTTCAAACCTTTAGGTGGCTGGAAGAAACTCGTGTCCTCACTAGCATCGCCGTGATCCTTTATCTTCTTGAGATTACCTTTCAAGATAAAAGGGTCATCACTGTTACCGAACTCATTCTCAATTTGGGAACGAGTCATATAGGTTTCCCAACCGCAATCGATTGCCTCGTTATGGGAACCTTTGAAAACCCTTGCATTGTCATCGATGAAGAACTCTTCTAGACGAACTGGAATCATGGCCAGATCGTTGTACATCAGCTTTTTCTCTTCACGCAAGACTGGCTTGCGGTGAGTCTTCATCTCTTCTTTTTCATCATCGGTCATCTGATCAGGTTTCTTCTCGTGGACTTTGACAGTCTGCTTTTTGACCAAATAAGTGTTGTAGAAAACAACAGTTCCCTTACTCACAAAGCGGAAGAACCCATCCTCATAGATGCTGTTGAAATCGTTTCTCCTAGAAACATTCTCAAATACAGCCTCTGTAATATCAGCTTTAATCTTGTCTTCTGCAACTGCTTCTTCAACAACTGGAAGAACTATCCCATCAGTAAACTCGGAAACGATCGCCTGAATAGCACCCCAAGTGATAGGACTCTTGAGGTTACTTAACATATCGTCACTATCATCAGCAGCACGCCACATGATAGTTTGCTTCTCGTCCCTTGACCAACGGTCAACCCAGTCGGAAAGTTCTCCCGAACCTTCTCCCCAGTAGCAACTACTTTGACGTGAGATACGCATATCGTCAATGCGCTCTAGTACTCTCTTGGCTTTGTCGTACTGCTTCTTCGTCCCCCATTTGGAACGATTCCGCTCGTACACCGCTTCTCTGTTAACTGGCATATTGCCTCTTTATTTAATTACGGGCGCACTACGATTGCGAATTTATCACCGGACTTGGTAACAACCATGTATTTCTTGGTTGTTTCCTCTTCGATGGTAATCTCGTAATTGTGTACCTTAATCACTAGATTGAAATATCTCTGATCAGCCAGTACATCTAGCAAGTACTCGCCGTATTCTTTTGGTAAATTCTTAGTCGTCAGAGGTTTTGCCGTCATCGGACTCCTCTTCGCTAGGAGCTACAATTGCTCTCACAGCTGCTACTTCCTCTAATTTCTCTTTAAAGTTCTTAGGGTTCTTTGAACAAAACCGCTCATGAGCACCGCGACCACCCTTGGTAGCGTTGACCTTGCCACAGTAACGACACGTTGTCTCGTCAACAACCTCTTCCCCAGTCCCAGCAGGCTTCTTAGCGTCAACTTCAACTATTCTGTCTTGGGTACCCTCGAGCCATTTAACGCGAGTTGTAACCTCACCACCCATTGTTCTCAACGGTTCATCGGTTCTGATCAACAGCTGGTTCAACTTGTCTAAAATATACTTTCCCTGTTCCCTAGTAACCTCAACCGGAGCACCGCGAAACTTGATATGGATCCCAATCGCTTCTCTCTCTATCATCTGTCTAGCACCCTCTGAGATCTGCTCGACACCCTCATTGATAAATGCTTCCTTCTGCTCTTCAGTCCAGAGTTCTTTAGGAATGTCAGCAATCAACGTCATGACATCCTCAACCCGACGGACTAAAGTTGTCTTTGGCAATTCAACCATCTTCTTTTCTAAAACAGCCTTGGACGTTCCGTTTCTTGGATCAATCTTTGAAACATACTCTTTGATGATCCGCTTGTGATCTACCCCTAAATCCTCAGCTTCAATAATTAAAGCCTCATGACTCAGACCACGTACCTTTTTCCAAACATTGCTCTTTAGTAGCATTCTCTCTCCCTGTTAGGTTATTGATAAACTTCGGCTCCGCTTAGCTGGTTCCCGTTTGATGGGTTTCCTCTCCATCAAAACTCTGATCTTCCTCAATTCCTTGAGGATATCAGTTAACACAATTAGAACAGCTCTAAACATTTCTACTCCTTATATAAGGTTAATAGCCTGTATATGAATTGCGGACTCTAGGTTTCTTCCTAACGATTTGCACACCACCTTGAACATCGGGTTCTGAGATAGCAAAAAATTCTAAACTTGTACGGAAATGGGAATTGTGTAAAACTACTCCCTCTGCAACAAAGTTATGGTTTTCTGGTACCTCAATGTCGTACACATCATGCAACCCAGGCACTTCTCTGATACCTGTTACTTTGTGATTATATCTATTTATATCATTAAGGGTTGTCTTTCTCCCAGCCCGTAGCGCTTTCTGATATTCAATATTAAATGCGGAAGTTCTTTCTCTTGCACACTTATCGGAACAAGTTCTGCTCCTTTTGTATCCTTGATACTCTTTCCCACACCAAGTACATTGTTTCTTGTACGCGTTCTTATTAAAATCAGCCACATATTTTCTAGCCCTATCAGCTTGCCTCTTGCACTCAGCAGAACAATAAATCCTTCGATAGTCCATTAATGTTTCTTTCCCACAGATTGGGCACTTCTTAAAAACCGATTTCTTGCTAATGGTTTCCTGTCTCTTCTTCTGTGAATCTCTAGTCAAACCTCTCCAACTAGTGGTTTCCCTACAATGGTCGGCGATAGAAAGCTCCTCTAAATTATCCAGTCGATTGTCAGACTTAATTCCGTTCTTGTGATGGATATGGAAACCCTCTCTCAAAACCCCTTTCAATCTAGAAAACACATAACGGTGCTCAGTAGCAATACTTCCATCATTTAAATGAACACGATTGTGTTTGCCTTGGTTCAACGTCTCATAAAATGGCATAAGACTATCAAACTTAACTAAATCCTGTGCCTCTTTGTATTCCCCATCTCTTAACATGAAACGGTGATCTGGAGTGCATCTTATAGATTCACCATTATCCAAAACTACCTCTATTAGTTTACGATTTACCCCCGACTTCCAACATTTGCCAGCCTTACTCGGAACTAGTCTCTGTTCGTCAAAGGAATAACTCCAAACGTAAAAATCTTTTCCAACCAAATCAGAAATTTTATGCCATCCGTTTAATGTTCTTACTTTAGTATCCGCGTGCAGACAACTGCTATCATGCACTGGTAACCTAGCCTCTGTCGTTGCCTGTGATGTCTCTGACCTCTCCGGGTAACGAGCGTTGTACATGCAGTCAATTAAGTACTGACACTTGGTCTCATTCACATGTAAACGTCTCATCAATAACTTAGCCCTATCCCTACGCTCAGACCAAGTACTCTTCGTATCAAAATTGAGGATGATCCCAACTTCATTTAGCTGTTGCTCAACCGTTGTCTCTGCAGCTTGATGCAACTGTCTGGCGGAAACGTCTCCGTAATGGACAGCTCCTTTCCATTCTCGGTGCTCTTGGATCTTTAACAAATCAGCAGCGGTGTAAAAGTAATCCTTGCTACTTAAAACTAGACCAGTAACAAGCGGTGCAAAGAAGTCAGCCATCTTCCCGCTATTGGAATAGCTATCAATTATATAAACCATGTCGTTACGGAAATCCTTCTGCCACCAAATCAAAGCCGTGTCATCGTTCCGGCCAAAGTCCCAGCTTACATATAATGGTATCTTTGGGTTGTACTCGAAACTGCCAAATTCAACATTGCCCCATTCTGGGTAAACCGCACCAGTAACAGACGTCTGATAACTAATGTCGATCTCACGCGCGATCTCATCGTCGGTCATCCGCGTCTTCTGCAGAGCGTACCACTCGTCATCCTTTAACGGGTGCTGTCTCCAGTGCATCGTCAGAACATCAATCTTCCCTTCCTTGCGTAGCCGGCTGGAAAAGTGCATCATCCCGTGCTTAGACGGTGTTGTCGTTACGAGTCGGCATGGTGAGCTTTGGGAACAAGCTTGCCACGCCTGACGAGCGAACTGCCAGCTTCCGAACTCGTCTATATAAACAGCCGAATAACGTCCTTGTCTACCGAAGTCAGCGTTAGCTGATTCCCCTTTAATAAACGATCCGTTGTTCGGGTTGTTGATACCTAAGAAATTTCTGTGTACTTTTGGCTCATACTTGCCCAAGAAAAACCTGGGCTGATGCCGCAAAATATAATCAATCCTCAACATTAACGGGTCTAAATCCTCACCCGTTCTGCTACCGTCAACCAAGCTCTCCTTACGAGATCCGATTAAAGCAGCAAAGTTCTTTTCAAATAACCAGCGCCAAGTCAACCAGTGCAAAGCCAACCAAGTGGCTCCCATGTCCCGGCTCTTCTCTATAAATAGATCCTTCTGAATCGTGTAGTGCTCATCAAACTTCTTGATCCCCTTCTCCTGAAACTCGTATAGCAAAAACGGAATCTCCTTCTGCCCAGTTGGTAGCCGTGGGTCAAACGTGTAGCCAAAATTGTTACACCAAAAGGCGAAGTCCCTACGGCAACGCTCATATAAAGCAGAGACAAACGTCTTGCTCTTATGCTTGCCGGACTCCAGCTTCTCCAATAACTCTTTCCTAACAGCGAAGTTCTTCCGCTGGTGAGGTGTTACTTGATATTGCATATATCCCTATTGACTATCGCGGGATTTTTTGATAAGATTAAGTTCCTTGAAAGCTTCTTTAGGTGTGATCTCTCTAGCCATCGGGAGACATTTCAACCCTAACTGCTTATCAAGATCATCTAGTCTGGAACTCTCAAGAGATCCGTCTACCATCATAAGCTCTTTACCATCTTTGCCGGTTAACTCGATCGCCTTAACGTCTTTCAAACTGGTTTTATTCTTCGCTACAAATATTGACATGATCGCTTGGAACCTCTTGTTCAGTCCACCATCTATCAACATCTCTTCGTAGATGTCCTGCACTGCATCAAACGCTACAACTAGTTCCCTGTAATCCTCCTCTTCATCCCGTAACTCTAGCTCATCACCTAATTCGTACTGGATTCGTCCCTTTTTAACCCATTCCAACATTAGCTTGGGATTGACATGGATCACGTTCCGGCAAAACTTATGCCAATAAGGGAGCGTCTTCAACTCCTTGGTACCATCAGCTAGCTTCTTTTCAATCTCCTGTGCCCATTCAATCATCTGCCCAGGCATAGTTTTAAAAAATTTGCCATCTTGCAAAATAAACGGCATATCAAACCGTTTCAAAACAGAATCAACAGTACTCGGTGACATGGAATAGCTAGAAGCTATATCATGTTTATTGACACCATTTTCCCAATCAGTCAGAATCTGAGCTTCAATTACCCTAGTTAAAACTGAACGTGTTCGTACAGCTACGCCAGCTGTGGCTAGAATCTTTCTAATTGTCCTGCCAGAGACACCGTAAGCTTTCTCTATCGCCTTCTGCGACATACCTTCCTCATAGAGACGGACAACCATCTCCCTGAACTTGGTGTCGTATTTACGGCGACCGTCTACTTTTAACTTGGCTTCAGTCACGATCTAACCTCTTGATAAAATCAACTACCTTCATGATCACCTTGTGCTTCTCACTCTTCGGACTCAAACAGTAAGTCAAAGATTCAATTGCTTCTGGTAACCAGTCACAATTCCTCTCCAACATAGCAATAAAACTTTCCATTCATTATCCCCTGTAAGGTATAAACTGGTGGAGTCGGTGGGTTCTGCCCCCACGTCTCTAAGTTACCCAGAAGGTGGTGGCTTAGATCGAAACTATAACGCGACCCCTAACTATACATAGTTACTGAAATAAACCCTCAAGTCAGCCTCTTAATTAAGCTGAGTTCAGGTAGTTCGATATAAGCGAACCGGCTCTGCTTACGTGAATCCTTGAACCAAGCAAAGACCAGTGTGTTACCGGCCATCAGGCTGACATTAACCCTTAGTTATCGCTACCTAAGTAACGGCTAAAAGGCTCACCTGAGAGTTTATTTGTCCCCTTCACTATCATTATACCACATGTTTGTCAGTTTGTCAAATTTTTCGTTGATCTAATTGCAACTCTTAATTCTAGACACACCGCGGCCTACCCCCACAGTCTGTACTTCGAGGCTACTTTAATCCTATTTACTATACTATTATTGTTCTGTAATACCTATTATGATCCAGTCTAGAAATCATAACATTATCACTGGCAGTTGCCTTTCGCCCTGGCATCGGTGCCCCTTCTGATACTTTTAGTGTACTTGTCTGTGGTCGCTAGTTGACGCCGCTGGGTCAGAGCTAGTCTTGTGTATCAGCTGCAAGGTTTGTTTATAGTGGTGTCCCCTTGAAAAACACTCATAGTAATAGATTGTCGCGTCCTATTTATCTTAATTATCTTGGTTAAGCCACTCACTTAAATGTATTATCTTAGTTATTTCATGCAAATCAGGATAGTCTTTGATAAAGTCAACTAGCTGTGCAAAGTCTGGACCCGTGACCCAACGGCCATCTGGTAAAAAGACCCGGAACCGATTGTTGGCTGCGAGACCAAAATCGGTATACGGGTACACGTAACCGTCAATCTCTATCTCCTTATACGGGTACGAGGTACCGTCAATCTCTATCTCGTTATACGGGTACGAGATCGCGAGACCTAAAGTGTTTGGCATCTTAGTCCTCCTCCAACCAATTACTCAAATGGAGAACTTCTTCCGGTTGACACTTAGGCGCAGACCCAATCTCTGCCGGCATATCTAGACGGTTATTGTACCTTTGTTGGCTGATAGCAGCTCCAAAGCTAGCAGTAGCATCTTCTAGTGTCTGCGTTGGGGGGGGAGGAGAATAATAAAACAGTCTACGTAACCGCTCAATCTTATCGGCTATATCCGTTAGCCGATAAGTATTTGTGGTGTCGTCTCCAATCATTTCCTCTATCTCAGCGATAGTCCGTTCCAGTCTCCTAGCACGTTCTTGATTTGGCATTTTATTTGCCCCTCTATAATCATTATACTACACATTTCTTAGTTTGTCAAGTCTTTTTCTAACCATTCCCGTAAGTGAAGTACCGCAACGTCTTCGGTCTCTTCCAAGGGGCAACGGGAATAGTAATTCCAGAGTAATACGGCAATCTTCTGCACTGCTAAGTGGATTTATGTCAGTTGGCATTAGAGCCACTCTCCTAAAGTTGTATAGTCGATGGTAACCTTTCCGTTTAAAGAGAGCTCGATCTCCTTGTAAAAGTTTACGCTTCCTTCAGCGTTTCTTACCTCGTAAGGGTAGCCGCAGCGTGGGTAGATGAAAGTTACCGTGCAGAGTTGGCCCTTCAGGGAGGTACAAGACAAACAACTCACTACTACCTTGTCTCCAACCTTGATCATAGCCACTCCTCTAAAGTTAGATAGTTGCTCTTGAAAGGTTCTATCCCCGCAATATCAGGAAAGAACTTTGCCATGCCAGGGTTACATTGAACTAAAACTTTGATCTGGCTGTTGGAAAATTGAGTAATCCGGTCCTTGCCCGTTTGGATGTCCCTGATATTACAAGCAAAGGAGTTGTCCAAGAAGCCTCCTTCTAGCCTTATGAGCAGGGAGAGGGTAGCAGCGGTGGTGCCTATCCGGTTCACCCTGCCAATTAGTAAATCAAAGCTTGCCCAGATAATGGAAACGTAATCTCCAACTGCTATCATAGCCACTCCTCTAGTAATTGGTAATTGGGTTTGAAAGGTGAGCGCTTTTCGTGTACCGAAATTAGCGCATGCTCATATTGAACAGTCTCTTTGCTGTTACAGTCAAGCTGTACGCAGTAAAAGGTGAAGGTACCGTGATAGCCATGACTTGTAATGTTGCCAAGTAAATTGTTTCTCTCTACCCGTATCCTGTCGCCAACTTTGAATCTCATAACCATGCTCCTAGTAACGTGTAACCGATCTCTGGATATTCAATGAGTTCTAAGCAGCAAGTTGCTATGAGACGGACTCCTAATTTACCGTCAAAGGTGCAAAGATCCGTGCCACAATTGTTGAATGAATTAGCGATATGACCTGTTTCCCCAGTTGATTTTACCCGTACTTGGTCACCAGCTTGAAATATCATAACCATGCCTCTAGCAACGTGTAACCGATCTTGATTGGGGTCGGAAGGGGTTCGAGTTCCTCGGCATAATGATAGTGATAGGTCCGAGGTTGTGGAAGAAAAACTACAAAATAAACTTGATAGGTACGTGTCACAATACTATAAACACTTCCTTCGTTGCCGGTTACCTTTACCCGTACTTGGTCACCAATTTGAAATCTCATTGTTTGTTTTTAATTGAAACTTGGTCACTCTCAATATAACATAGCAGATCGCCCCCTGTCAACAGACCCTTTTAAAAATGTATGTAATTATATTCCCTAGTGTTTTCAGGGAAAGGCACCCCCCTTCTAGGGAAACCGTTGACCAGACATGAACTTGGTATACGGGGGGTACGCAGAAAAGCCGCCACCTCTTTTGGGGTGGTGGGGTACCGGTGGCGCTTGACTAGTGCCAAGTGACCATCCCAGGCATCAATATACCCGTCAACTTTTGATATCATCCGCGAAACGGCTACACATAGCCATTTCATGGGGTATAGCAAACGTCGCACAATATGCATTTTGCGACGTTCGGATCACCTTTGACCTGTTTAGTTGACTTGGATCGTATACTGGGGGGGAGTATGCAAAGTGCGACTTTTAGATTGGTTCGGCGCGGGATGATCTAGGCGCTAAATGCAATATTGTTGCAATTAGCTTATGACAGTCTAGCCTCGACAAATACCAGTATCTGCCACTAATAGCAGTTAAACTATACATTAATATATACGCGCGTGTACGTGTGAACCGTTGCCCACAACCACAACCGGCTAACCGTGTCAAGCCCCAAATGATGGCTTCGGATAGCCAAAAGGTATACATGGCCGTTAATTATGTGCTATACTCTAGGTGTCCAATTAATTAAACGAGTACCCGCTAATGCCAAAGCCGACGAGCAACGCTGACAGGTTCAGTAACCCGCGCAAGTTCAATGAACAAAGGCACAGTATCAACGCCACGAGTCGCAAGGCTTACAAGGCCGCTAGAGCCGCTAGGTATGAGAAGCTAGCCAACAAGACTGTTCAGGAGACAAAATGATAACGAGAAAAGAAATAAGAAAACATTTCGTCGACAAGGGAAACATGGCCCACTATCGGGCATGCGAAAAAAACGGCTTGATCGCTACTATCGAAGAAGCCATGAGTAGAATAAATAAAAAAACCACTCAAATTTATTTTAGTGGAGAAAATGGCTACACAGGGATATATGTTAGAGGAAAATTAACGGATGGCAGAAGACATTATACCTCCAAAGCACAAACATTAGAGGAAGGGGTAGAAGCATTGTTGAAAGCCTTCTATCCTGCAAATCCCCAAAATCCCCAAACATACGAAAAAAGAAGGTTGATTATTAACTAATTCATTCCCTTCTTAACAAATTAAGAATTAAGAACAAAAAAAACTGGAGAACAAAATGACAGAATTAGAAATTGCAATCACCGAATTTTTAGAATCCTGCCACCGGACAGGTAAACACAACACCGATGACAATATTGAGTATTTTTTAAAGGAAAATACTCATATGAACCTTGACCCTGATGAAGTGAACAACCTGTTTTATGAGCTCGACACCTAGTCGGTACATAGGGCGCTACTAGCTAGCGCCCGTTTGTGCTTATTAATCTATCAATTAAACAGGTACAAATCATGGACAGCAAAATGTTAAAAGCTTACAAACGGTTCATGCATGCATCCGCTGAACTAAGCCAAGTTTGGGACAACGATCAAGTTGTTGACTACCCAAAATATCTACCAAGCTTTGATGAATTCGTGTACGATATCAGTTACATCATGTGCCCATCCAATTAATTAATTTATTAAACAGGTACAATCATGACAGTCGGAGAATTTAAAAAACTACTGAACAAAATTGAGGATCATAAAGTGATCCAATTATTTGTCAAAGACTCGTATTCTATTGACGGAGAATCGGCACGATTTAGCACGCATACCATGCAAAATGATGAGTGGATTGGTTTCCAGCCTAATGATTCAGTAGTAAATATTGATATCCACTTGGACAACAAATCCGTGATTGATGATGATGGCTCCCTCAACCCATCCAAGAAAAAACCGAAAATTACTTTTAGATAGTGAACGCTTGCCCTACCCGCTAGGGCTTGCGTGTGCAATCTATTAATTAAACGAGTACCCGCCAAATGACCGACAAAAAGTCCAATCCGTTCAAGTATCACGCACAACGGCACAGCTTAGAACAACCCAAGGCTAAACAGCGTTATCAGAAGGCAAGAGCCCAACGGTACATCAGTTTTACTCTTGGTACTACTGGTAAGATTGATAAACAGATGAAAAACGTATTTTCCGGTCTTAAATACTCTTAATCTATTAATCAAAAGGGAAATCATGTATACAAGAAAAAACTATCTAGCGGATCAATGCACTTTCGATGAATACTACGATCAATTTGTTAGTGAAAAAACAAAAAGAGAAGTTTTGCAACATATCAACTTGACAGATGTACTAAACAGCAAGGATATACATCTTAATGATATTCCCATGAAAAAATGGAACGGGATATCCGGCTTTCGTTTTTCTGGTGGTAAATTAGTTACCCGCCCTATGATCAGGCATGATCTTGTTAAAAAAATACGATCATTTGGCGATACTATAACGCCCTCTGTCATGGTTTGCATATATAAGCAATCGGCCCGACAGCTACAAAAAGACCATACAAAAGCCAACACCTAAGCCGCTACATTGCGCCTATCCTATGGGGTAGGTGCTGTTGTGTTGGTTTATTTATTATAAAAGGTGGAAATCATGGACAAAAAAACACAAGAGTTAGTAGATGATGCCATTATTGCCTATGCAAGGAAATATGAGGAGCAAAAAGAAAACGAAATACAAAAAGCAATTATAGGAGAAAGAGCCCGTTGCGTTCGTGAGTTTACCTTGTGGTATATGGGGACAAGTTCAGACCCGGATTATTTTGAGGTGAATTATGCTAGACAATATAAGGCAATAGCCAAAATTGTTAATTTATAATCTATTAA